ATTACGAGCTGTTATTAAATCAGCTGGACTAAAACTTCCCGGGTGAACTCTATCACTATCTCGGGCATCATAATCAGCTTGCTCAATAGATACTCCTCCAGAAGCCCATTGTACACCGACCGGCCTTGGACTATTGGTAATAAAAATTTTAGTATTAGGTATATTACTGTTTAAAAGACCGGCCCATCCAGGACCGCCTACTACAGAACCACCCCACCCTGCTAACGAAAAGCTAGCTATTTTAGGATCAAAATCTATATCAGAATATCGATAACCTTCATTATGTCTCTTTTTAATTAAAAAGTCTCTGTAGTTATCTTGACCTTGAAAAGTAGAGTTATTTTGAAAAGCTTGTATTTCATCTTGACCCAGCAAATACGAGAAAGGGTTATTTCCAACATTTGGTATTAAATTAGCAGATGCAGATGTATATACTTGCTCTTGTGTTAATCCACGAGAGTTTATTCTTTCCCCGAAATAATAACAGAAAATATCTATAGGTGAAGATGCAGGGTTACTACTACCTTTAATAGTTGTTTGTACATTTACATCATGTGTATGAGCAGGTAAAACTTCACTATTTAACCTGTTAGTAAATTCACCTACCTTATCACCTGCCTTGATACCATTTGATCCTGGTGAGAACTGAGGATCTTCTCCTCCTACACCAACAAAAAATCTACCAGGGCTTTCTAGAACCCATTTAGTACCTGCGATTCTTTTAGTAGGGTCATCGTTAGTGGTAGTTAGCATAATGCTCCCTATTGGATAAAAACTATCTAACCAATCTCTTTGTATAGTACTTTCAGGCAGAACATAGTTTTGAATATCAACTCTATCTGTTGTAGTTTGTCCTACCGTCCTACTACTTAAAGTTAAACCACTAGTATTACCCACGCCATCATATAATTTATTATATTCTTGTAAAGTAATATTAAAACCACTTAAATGTAATAAAGAAGAATAGTAATCAGCTATTCTTAACCCTTTTAAGCTTTCTCCTTTATTTGCCATAATATTATTTAGTATGAACCTCCACTACTACCACTGCTACTATTACCACCACTGGTATTTTGTCTTCTATTACGCGCATCATTAGAAGTCATTCCATGAGATGAATATCGAGGCTGAGGAGGAACTAATGGTTCTCCCTCGCCGCCGGAGAGGTCTTCATTTACCCTAATAAAGATGTTTGTATCAAGCGGAGTTAAATAAGCGTGTGGTTGATCTATATGTATAGGACCTACCATAAAACCTTTATCAGGATGAGAATGGTAAAATCCAATATAGTCTTTACCTGAATCAGTTAAAACAAATTCACCACCTCCTGTATATAAGTCTTCTATAATTTCGTCTTCTCCACCAAATATTTCAATTACTGCATTATCATCATCCTCCTCATCATCATCCTGCGAAACTATAATATTAAATACAGTTTCTTGTAATTGAAAAATTTGATTAAAAACCCGTGAGACTGTATCATAATTTACGTCTTCATTATCATGAAATTCTAAATTTCTAAAATTAATATCAATACCTTCATAGGAAACTAACTTACCTAAAATTGGTATACCCTCTCTTACTTCTGCAAAAGGTATAACACTAGCATTTAAGAATACGTTTACTGTATCTTTAATAATATTTTGAAGTTCACTATTAATTGATATTCCTAGACTTGATTCACAACTTATAATTTTTTCATATAAATTTTTTAAATCTAAAGGAACAAAACTCTTATATAGAAGTTTATTCTCTTCCATAAGATATATTCTACCTATATTATGTAAGAGATAAAATAAACTTGTACTATTCTTACCAACTAAAAAATTCAAATTATTATAATTATTGGAAGGTAAAGTATTAGAATTAAATTTCTTTTGAATTTTATCAAAACGCTCTAGAGTACTATTAAAGTACATATCTTCTAGATAAAGTAAATTTTTATTTGAAGGAAATCCTGCAACATTTTCCGGATTCGTAATAAATCTAGAGGATACAGCTCCTTCATCATTTATTATAAATATATTAGAATCATTTCCTGAAAAGAAAATAGTTACTACATCATCTTTAGCATTAAACTCAACTTCTGGTTTAAATCTAGTTAATTTTTTAGGATTAAAAGGTAAAACATAATCACCTTCAGTATTGCTAACTTTATCTATATCTAAATGGTATATGTAAAATTCTTCTGCATCAAACCCGTCTAACGAAGTTAAAATTAATAAAGAGTCATCTGAATCTCTTATATCAAATTCTAAGATTTCTTCTCTAGGATTAGAAGATACAATATTGTTAATAAGCTCAAAAGTATACTTGTTGACAAGTTTTATTTTAGGTTGGTTATTACTATTTTGTTGCGCTAAACGATTCCCACTATTTACCGCTCTAATAGGATTGCCTTCAGTATCTGTTTCAACTGTCGCCTGGCTTATATATCTATAACCTAAAATATTATTACCTAAGCTAACTTTATCATCAATTATATTATCTTCTAATGATATCTGATCTACAAGTTTTAAAACTCTGCATTCTGAAACAAAACTATTATCATAAAGCTTTAAAACAAATTTAAAAAGCCCGGGTATACTTGGATTTTCAGTTTTTTCTAATGCGTATAAAGTATCAGTATTATTATCATAACTGAATCTTTGCGCGCCATCAAAGACGTCCTCTTCTAATCTTAATAAGCTACCTCCTGGAGCAAACGTACCAGAAAATGTATATGAAGAAGTAGAAGTGGTAGTAAAATAATTAAACGACTTATCATCATATATAAATACCATACTATCAACAGTATCATCTAATACATCTACATCAGGAACTTTATCAATAAAAGAAAATGGATCAATTTGAACTGGAAAATTATTTGATTTAGATAATTTTGTATCGTCGTTTCTAATATCATTTTTACCACTAGATAGCCCTAAGAAATAACTATCTTCGTCTTCAACAGAATTTAAAAAATCGAATAGATTAGGATTAGCTATTATATTTTTGGAATAAATTACTAAATTATTAAAATTAAGAGCTTGTAGATTAGTATCTATAAAATTTTGATCTATAATATTTCTAGGTGATATTTTAGGTAGTTGTAAGATATTTTTATTTTCAACTGAAACCGTTCTATCAAATTCAAACTTATTATAAAAGCAATTAGTTAAAAATGTATCTTTACCGCTTAATAATTTAGAAGTAGTATTATAGCTCTTTCCTGTAAAAGCCTTACCTTCGAAGATAGTAAACAATCCACTATAATCTACCCCACTTAAAGTAAATGAATCTCCATTAGTATATTTAAAATAGTCAATCATTTGTAATCAATAAATTTTATCTCGTTAATAACCGCAGTTTTAGGTAAAGTTTTAGTTATGTTACCTAACATAATATTTTTAAGCTCATCAGAGACATTTGAACTTATATTTAAATTCTTAATATTAATATCAACTATATTACTCTTATTCTTTAAGTTTGTATTTATAGAATTCATTATCTTAATATTATCAGTAAGATTTCTCATTCCACATGGTAAAGAAATAGTAATATCTTGAATCGTATCAATATTTACACCAAATATGTAACCCAATTCTTGATACTTTTGTAAAGGGTTAAGAGTTAAATATAAATTATCGATATATAATTTATTAGTAGCATCATTAAATAAAATTTCAATTTTATTTGAATTATTAACTTGAGGTTTAATAAAGATATCACCAAATAATAATTTTTTTGTAAACATTTGATATGCATTTACTTGAAATGTAAATATAACGTTAGTATTAAGATATAAATTACATATTCCCTCTACAGCATTAAAAGATAAAAAGATATTATTTTTTTCAAATCTGTCTAATTCAAATACATGTGAAAAAGTGTTTTGACTTAAACGTGTCTCTAAAGTAGCGCCTGATGTACTATTATCAAATAACTTAAAATCAAAATATACAGTATTATCTACTTTACTAAAACTAAAGCCTCCATTTATATCATTACTATCAGAATATAAATCAAAATCCCCTGCTTCATTCTGATACGTAAATCCTAAACTAAATCCCCCGTTATCGTTAATAGTATTAAAGTAGTTATTCACCCTATTATTAACTCTAGCTGTTTTACAAAAATTAGTTGGTGACTCTCTTAAAAAGTCTTTCTTTTGTACTCTTTGATACTTATATCTTTTTTGAGGTTCAAAAGTCAAATCGCTTCTTTTATCAAAATATAACTTTTTCTCTACAGATTCTTTTAATGTAGTGTTATTCCTTACTAGGCTTTCAACTGCTTTTTCGTACGTTACGTTAAATACTGGTGAAGATGCTATAGCTTCTTCTTTAGTGATATAGTCCGGGTAGTAATACCTATCTACCCATATACTTTCTTTTCCTACTCCTCCAGAAAGCCATGTACACAAGTAAGTTATATCTTTGTCCTTTATCGAATCGTCATCAAGTTTATACACTCTATCAGATAAATCCGGTCTCATAAATGAAAATGAACCAACTTTAGTAAATTTAGTATCATTAATATTCAATCTATTAAACGGCTGCATAGATGAAGGTGTAGTAAAGTATGTAGTACCTGATTTAACAGTAATATCAAAATTATTGTAAACAAAATTTAAAGATAGATTTTCATTTCTCTCACTATCAATATCAGATAATATAGAGGTATACTTTCTTAAATTTTGACTAAAAATAGTAGTTTCAGAAGTTGAAAGTAAGTTATTTGAAGAGGTAAATTGTTCTTGTGTATTAACTATATTTTTTAAATTTATTAAATTAAAGTCTAATTTATTATTATTAGATGAACTATAAAGAAGATAATTAGAAGGTAGATGAAAATCACTCTTATCGTTATCAACTTGACCTTGGTTATTATATGTAATAAAACTAGTATTATATGGTGAGGGGATTGAAAGATTAATTTCTTGATTGAGCTTTATGGAGCTGTTAGCTATGAAGAATTGATTAGGCTTGGTGTCGCTATCTATTAAGTTAGCATATAACTTACCACCGGACCCTAATATAACGTACTTTCCATCATCTTTTTGTGAATATAAATTTATAAAAGTATCTCTTTTATATTTTATTAAATTGTATTCTAAATTTCCTCCAGTAGCTGGTAGTTTATTTTCAGCTACAAACAGAATTTTTCTTGCATCAAAAGCATCTCTAGCATCATCACTAACTACCAAGAAATATCTAGTATTATCAACAACAGTACTTACTTTACATACAAAATCATCTACAAAAGTTATTTCAAAATCACTAGCTTGATCTTTTAGTTCAGTAAAAGATGTCCTTCCATAAAACTCTGCGTTAAAAATATCATCACTATCTTTAAAGGTGCTTAATGAAGGCGTACCAAAAGATAGGTAGTTTTCACTCGAAGTTGTAAAGTTTAGTGTAGTAAAGAACGATCCTGGCTTTACTTTAGTTTTAGTAGTTGAAGTGACACTATCTAATAAAAATTCACTAGTAAGATAAAAATTAGTAAAATTAAGATTTTTAAAATCTTCTATACCAGATAACGCGGAAATAAAATTTAAATTAAAGCCTCCATTATAAGTTTGTTTATATTGATCTAAAGTCATGTCAATAGGACACACGTTAGCGTCTACTGAACTTAATGCACTTAAACTAGATTTAATTAAACAACCCATTTTATATATTTATTCTTAATTATCTTTAAAGGATTTGTTATCTAATTGAACTACGTAGTTGTTCTTTTTAGTCAAAAGAGTAACTCTAGATGTATTGTTAGAATCGTTTAGTAGATCTACTCCAATAATATCGATATCATCTACATTTTCATAATAACTTTGCGAATTAACAACTATCGGTACATTTAAACGTAAAGTTTCCCCTGTAACATAACCTACATTCATTTTGAATGTAAGAGATTTTTTTAATGCATATGATGAAGGGTAATATTTATGTTTATAACTATCACTAAATGTTACGGGGGTAACCCCTTTTTGTATTTCTGGAAAAATTGATTCATTTCTATAATCTCTATATATCTTTATATCAGGGTTAAATACCTCCGATCCATCTCCCCAGTTTATACTAACATATGTAGGAAATATTTCGGTATATATGTTAGATATATCTAAAGTAATTTCTGTAAAATCAAACAAATCTATTTGATCTAGAGTTACTTCAGAATCAATATCTTCTTTGGTTGATGAAATAGATAATGTATATGTATTCATAGTATTAAAGCTGCTGACGAGAGCGGTAATTTAGATGTTGAAAGAGTCGGTACATTAGAAGAAAGAGTGAACACAGCATTACTTAAATCTAATATACCCTCGTTTGTAAAGTTATCAGTAAATCTACTATTATTACTACTGAAGGTAGAATTATTTAAGAAATTTACACTATCCTTGTATTCAAATAAATAATTTACTAATAGAGGTCCTTTGTTAAGGTCCTTTAATATAACTGCTAAGTTAAATTGCTCACTATCACTATTGTAAGTTAGATGAGGCTTACCACTTTCTATATATACTGAATCAAAAGAAGATAAATTAAAATTACAATTTTCTGCATTATTACCTGTAGTAGGAAATATCTGTTCAGTTTTATCATCAACAAAGCTATATTTGTAAACGATAGGATATAATCTTATATTTTTAAACGTTAATTGTTCCTTTTGTAATTTGCAATAATATACATCACTACCAACTTTCAACCGATTACTAACCTTATCAAAGAAATTTGTATTAATGTTTAAAGAATTAGTAAAAGTATTAGGTGTTACAAATTTATTATTTTGATATGATGTTTTTTCGGTTACTAAGAACGAGCTTGTTTCAATGAAAAGAGTATCATAAAGAATATCAAAATTCATTACTTTAGTAGAAAGCTCATTGCATATAGTAGTACTATATTTACCAGATAAATAATCTAAGGTTTCAGTTAATTCTTTTACTGAAGGATCTGTAGGAGCTTTATTAATATTTTTAACATATATTTTTCCTATATGTTTTTGTCTATCAAAAGCAGATTCAACTGCGGAATCTACTGTATCAACTGATGTATTATTAATACTATCAACAGTATCAATATACATGAAGTTTTCTTCTTCTTGAGTATAATTAAAAATTATGTTATCAGTAAATCTCGAGCCATCATAATTCTTTACACCATTACTTCCGGATAATCTTACATTGTATGAAAAATCACCAGAAAGACCGTCATAAAGCGAAATACCTGCTCTATATACTGTCCCTGGCCCGGTATTATCACTTAAAGCTCTTACTACTGTTAGTCCACCATCATAGTAACCTATCCCTGCCTCAACTAATTCAGAAAAATAAAATTGATCTGCACTTTCACTAAAAGCGCTTAAACCTGATCTAACAGGATCAGCTAATGTTTCAGCATCTGAAAATCTAAAATACGCTCCTTCTTTAACATCAGCATCAAACGTAATAGATTCAGGTCTAGTGTAGTCAACAGTTAAGTAGTTATCAGGTTCTATTAGCTCTTCATATGGACTAAAAAATCTACTAAAAATAAAGAAAGATGATAAAGGTAAATCAGGCGACTGATCACCAGGTGCATTAAACCCGTTGGTAAAGCTCGTTAAACCGGATCTTATAGTTTGTGCATATGTTGAACTATCTGTAGTAGTAAAATTAAAACTGTATCCCTCACTATACAAATCGTCAAAAAACGTATACCCGTTTAAAACTAAGTTTTTTATTCTTTTAGGAGTTTCCTTTATTAAATTATTTCTATAAAAATTATTATCTTTAACTAACCCAAAGATATTTCCGAATAAATCTTTCTTACCATCGTCAACATAACCTTGATCATAAAGATAAGATAAATCTGTATTAATATCTCTCTCGTCGCCCACTTCAGAGACATACCCTAAAAAATTAGTACTATCTTTATTTGAGTTTGGTTGGTTTATTGCAACACCCTTGCTGCTATTATTTAAAGAGGACGATGTATCTACTATAAAGGTTAAAATAGAATCATTGTTAGTAAATAAATTGGGATCTGGAAATATATAAAATTGATTAGGTTTATAATCTTGTTTTTTATAAAAATCTATTCTTTTACCTTGTATGGTAACCACTCCAGAATTATGAGGTCTAAAAAATCCTAAATCTCTTTCACTAATTATTTGATCAGAGAAAACTGAAGCAGTAGATGGAAAATCTTGATTTATAAAATTAGCATAAGGCTTTTCAGCTTCAAACAACAGGCCAATATCTGAGTTACCATTACTATCTGTTGACAAGTAATAAAAATCTGAACCTATAAATTTCTCTGTTTGTCTTTTTTTAGAAGTTAAAACTTGATCTACTTCTTTAATACTTCTTAGATCTTGACTAACTGTAGAAAATAGTTGATCAACTAAATCTGATTCTAAAGTTGTAAATAAGTTGGAATCACCCTGTAAGATACCTGGTTCGTATTGTTTATAATTAGCTCCATAATCTTTAACATTAGGAGGTTTATTAAAATATTGAGCAAAATTATCGTAATACTCAGTTAAAGTAACAGAAATATTTTTCTTAATATCATTTATGTTGTAATCAATATTACCAGTATCTCTATTTTCTAAAAATTCTATGATAATATCTTTAGAAGCTTGTTCAACTCCTACGCTACTACCTTTTACTTTACTCTTAGTTAAAGAGTAATGAAGAGTATTTCTTTTCTTCTTGTAGTAAGTTATAATATCTCGTATCTTCTTACTAAAAAATGACATTGCTACTTGTATATCATAGCTATCACTAAAATCTAATTGAGTTAAAAATTTTCTTTCTGCATTAGAAGAAAAATTTAAAGTTATATCCCTTAAGAAGTCTCTATACCTATCTAAAATAGTGGTGGTGTTAGTTTTATCTAAGGCTACATTTCGTGTATTCCATTTATTAACATAATGATTATAAAAGGCTGTAAGAGTTTCAGGTTTATAACTCTCACTTACTATCTCTATAAATTTTAAAAAGGAGTACGGGGAAAACTTATCTAATGCTTCATCACTATTAACATTAGGATTAGTTATAGATTGGCTTACATTTGGAAACCCTGTAGTAATGTTATCCATTAAACATATTTATCTCTAAAATAGGGATAGACTACTAAATAAAGAGTTTCGTATGTTAATATCAAAGATATTATCCTCTCCTTCAAGACTATTTAAAGATTCATCAAAACTAACATTAGTTAATCCGTTAGTATAGTCAATTAACCCACTAAAAATAGTATTATCAGTCACTGCTGATAACGAATAAAATTCGTAAAACTTATTTACTGTTTCTATATTATACGTAGTAGGTAATATAAGAGGCCACCCCCAATTACTACCCCCACTGAGAGAAGAGTTAGTTACGTTTGTACTATAATCACTTAGCATATAAGTTTTACTGTTACCTGATATCTTTCCAGTATTAATTCCACTTAATGCGCTTAATGGTTGAAAGGTATTAAGTCGTAAATAAGAATTACTATATTTTTCATATGCAACTAAATCATTACCTGCTGTAATTTCATACGTTAAAGAATTTATTTCTTCTCCTAAATTTTTACCATATATTTCTTTTGTAGTAGTCCCTTTTGGATCAAAATTTTCATCAAATTTATTTCTACTACCTCTAAATTTATTGTAGCTTAAACTTAAAGTATCAATAAAACGCTTTACTTCTGCAGGTTCTTGTGCTAAAGCTCTATCAAAAACAATACCATTATCATCAGTAAGACTGGCTAAACTAATCAATGAATTAATATCACAAACATCAATATCACCATTATTTGAGACAAAATTAAAGACCTTTTCATATAGCTTCTTACCTAAAAGATCGTATCTACTACTTACGTTACCAAAGATAGTTCCTATAAAATCAGTAAAGAATACATTTTTATCTAATAAGATTTCTTGAAATCTCATATCTTTAATATTTTGCTCAAAGTCAAAATTTTCATTATGCTTATAAAAATTATAAAAATCTTTAGGATAAGCAGAGAATGTTACTAATCCGTTTACTGTAGATAATAAAGAGCTATTTGTATTGAATGTGTACTGATTTCTAGCGCTAAGAGTTATTCTAGTAGCTGAAGCAGATAAATTATCATTAAAAGTTAAAACTCCTCTATACCAAAAATCAGTATTAATTGATGAAAGTGTATTAGCTAAATTAGAAATAGTATAATATGAAGATGGTACTATATTATCTACATTATACACATTACTTGAAGCGCCAGATAATACTATAAAGGTAGGAGTACCAGCAGTTAAACTCTTCATAGTAAAATTATCGTTATTAACTGGTGTAATGATAAAAGGTATACCTAAGCCTTTGTATTGTGTTTTGCTAATTGCAAATGGCTCTTGCTCTATACCCTCACCAGCAATACCATTTGAAGTAAATTTAATCGCACTTAAAGTTTGTCCGGAAGTAGGACTAGTAAAAGAAGATAAAGTAATATCAAAATTATTAGTATAATTATTATTTTTATATCCTTTTAAACTATTTGAAAATATGTTTTCTCTGTCTTTGAAAAATGAAATATTTATAGGTGTATCCTGTTCTTCTGTTCTAACATATATCTCTTTACTACCCGAACTACCAACATACACACTAGATAAACTTGAACTTAAACCGTAACTAATAGTACCATCTAAATTTAATCTAGCAAATATATCTTGTGAAGAAAGAGATATTTTATCTAACTCAACATATTCATAAGAAGATAAGGTAGGTAAGTAATTTCTTTCATATATAGAAAAGTATTTCTTTAATGAGTTAAACTTATTAGGAGGTAAATTAAAATAATTTTCAACATCACTACCTGAAACACTATAATATATATCTTGAAAATCTTGATAAAAAGGAGTCTGAGATGTAACTGTAATAGGTCCAGATATTTCGCTAGCAGATAAAACCAAAGCAGGTTTAGTAGCTGCAATATCTCCTGGAGGCATGCTCAATGAAAAGGTATTTGTTATATAATCTTTAATATGAACCGAATCACTATATGAAGCTAAAATAGAATTATTCTTACAGTCTCGTATAATCATACGCACTGTATAATCACCTGGATACTCGTAGACGTGTGAACTACTTAAAGTATTTCCAAAACTACCGTCTCCAAAATCAAATGTAATCTTTTGATTGTTTAATGGTATTTCTCTACTCTCATCTTCAGGTATACGCGCTTTAAAAGTAAGAGGGGTAATATCAAGATTATATGAAGATAGCTTAGCTTCTCCTTTATAATCTATGACATCAAAAATAGCATAGTCTGTTTTTATGTTACTCATCTACAACTTTGATACGATTCGTTAAGGATAGTGGAGAATATAAGTACGGAAACTTAAAGTATGGTAAAGTAATATCTTGATTAACTAACGTCATATCACTTGTTTCGTACTGAGGATTAAATGTTAAAAAAGAAACAGAGTCTATACTAGCTCCTGTAGATTCATTTTTTGTATATATTCTTTTTACTCCCTCTAATGAAAGTATATTATTGCTCAGTTCATTTAGATTAATGTTTTGACCTAATTTATTATTTGAAGGATCAAAAAAGGATTTAATTAAATTAGCTGCTCTGCTACTTAAAGTATTCTTATTAATCTTGTTATTAAGCTCTCTAACTATATATAAACCGGTTTCATCTAATAAACTTAAATTTAAATCAGATGAATTAGTAAATCCTAAACCATAAGCCATATAAATAGGATCTCTTGGCACTACTGTATTAGAAACCATTTTTCTATCTTTACACGTATCAACAATTAAATTTTTAAAAGATTCTGAAAGATATGGAGGAAAGAATTTATCTTGAGTAACAGTAAACTTTGGCGCACAAAAAATATTAATGTTGTTGAAATCACATGCATCAGCAAAGTTAATTTGATTTATAAGCACTCTATTTACTTTATTAGGATCTACACAAATATCATAAAAATATTGTATATATTCATTTATATATGAATCATTATTTACTACAGATATACTATTAAGTACATTCGCTAAATTCTTTTCTAAAAATGATTCATAATCTGATTCATTAACTAATCTTAGTTGCGAAGAAAAAGCTTTAGGTGCATTCTTTCTTATTTCATCTACTGTTTCTTCATCTGAAAGAGAAGTAGAATTTTGAGGGTTGTTAACTTCTAATAAAGAAGAATTTGTGCCGTTAATGAATATTGTTTCATTTTTATTTGCAAATGTATCATTAAAGATCTGTCTCTGTCTTAAAGAATCATATACAAATAACGCGTTACCATTTATCACGTTTTTACTTATAACGCCTTCAGTATTATCTGATTGAATATAATTAATAGAAACTACATCACCTGAATTTAATTTTTTTCCAAAAACCCCACTTCCAAATTTTATTTCGTAAAATCCGTTTTCGTTTAAACGTCTTTCATAAACTCTATCTGTGGAACTTGAAAGATACAAACTATCAACTTCTTTATAAAGATAGTATGTATTACTATCAACCTCCTTTATATAAACATCAATAGTATTATCAGCTATGAATTTTTCACTATTGTTATCAATTATATTTTTTACTACTATAGGTACTAATTCAAACTCTTCTCCCTGTGCGGTATAATCAGGATATTCTTTTATACTTCCTTGATATAAAATTACTGAGTCGTTTAAACTTTTTAAAGTTTCACTTCCCGCTACAGTTTTATTAAAAGAATAATCATCAATAAAATTGTATTGAAATCCATCAGCTAAGAAGTAGGAATTTTTTCTTATAGTGTAATTTGCTATAGGCATATCAGCTGTACCTACTGCGTTAATAGGTACGATAGATGTTTGCTTACCAGCTGGCTTATAACCTATAAGCTTAACTATCTTGTTCATGTTTTCATAGATAGAAGCTTGATCAAAATTTACTTCAGAAGCAGTATTATTTAGATAGAATAGTAAAACATGGTACGAATATGCTATAATATCTATTACTGCCGCTAAATTACTACCATCATAATTTTGGTCAGTGAATTTTTCGTTCGTGTTAAGTCTATTTACTATGTAATCTTTTAAATTTACTGCATCAAAAGCTACATACGCGTTTTGAGGTAAATTGAATTCTAAAAATTCATTATCTTTATTGTTAGGAGTAGCCATAATTAAAATATAATATATCCGTTGTTATTTAATACCGATCTTACTGAGATCCCATATACATCTAAAGAAGGAACGTTTATTTGTAAGTTAATCCTATACTCATTATCGTCAGAATTAGGAATTACACTTACACCTTCTATTTCGACTCTAGGTTCCATTAAAGGTAATCTATTTTGTATATCATCTTTAATAGCAAATGCACTAAAATCACTTATAGGTTCAAATAGATATCTTCTTAAATCTAAACCAAATTCGGGACTTAATATCTTTTGACCTGGAGCAGTTAAAAAAATGTTAGCTATACTATTAAGAACAGCATTTTCATCATATAGACCTTGTGCATCTCTTAGTATAGTAGATTTATTAAACTGTTTATTGTAGAAAACAGAAGTTTCCAAATCTAAAAATAAATCTTTATAAAGATATCCCTGCTTTAGCGAATTACCATCTAAATTACTAACTGCAGTATCTGTTAATTTGATCAAGGCCATTTATTATATTTAATGTTGCATATGCTTATTAAGGAACTATAATATAATTAGATATGAAGATTAGAGGAAAGCTTGTTACTGAAGTAGACGTTGATCATAAAGATCTAGCTAACGCATTGAAACGAGCGATTTTTATTGAGCTTGATCTACCTCGTTATAATAAGGTTCATCATGATGGTATATCTTTTATCGAAACTGTTGATGCGCATACTTCTCATAGGTTTGAATATGAAAAACCGGTAAAGCCTGCTTGTAAAGATGAGATTGAAGTGTTTGAAGCGTATAATACTATAAAAGAATTTTTATATAACGTGTGATTATTTGCAAGTTGGCATAAATAATCATATGGCCGATAAAAAGTTTGTAAGTTTGCATGAATCTTATATGAGAAGATATGAGCGTGGAGGCTTTCTTGTAGGAGATGTTTTTAAGTTCAATGATAATTTTAAAAGCACAGATGAATTTAAATCTTTAGGTACTAATACACAAGAGCTGTTACAGCAAATGATCGATTCCGGTCAGCATGTAAGAGTAGTAGGTATTAAGGATACAACTTCAGCAAGGTATCCTGCTAATACAGACACAACAACATTAGACGTTGCATTAGACTTGGCTCTTGACGATGGAGGGGGACGATATTCACATCATGTATCTATTCCTAGTAACTTAGGACAATCTGAAGAATTTTATCCAAACTTACCTCCTATTCCTGATGCATTCAAGAGAAAAAGCAATGTTGTTATTAAGCCAGAAGAAGCTGAAACAACTCAAGCTCCAGAAGCAAGAGATGGTAACACAGAAAGAGCGTTGCCTGATAGTAATGTAGATATTCCATCAGATGCAGTTACTCCTTCTCCAGCTGCTACTTCATACACACAACAATACCTCGGAGATTTAACAAAAGGCCCTAGTTCTTACTAAATAATAATATGAAACGACATTCAGACTCACTTCTACTTGAGCAAGCTTACCAAGCAACCAAACTAAAAGAAAATTTTAGTAATTTGACTCTTAATCAAGTACGGTTAGTAATAGAAAATGGTACTCCTATGGAGTTAGACGTTGTAGAGGAAATTTTAGGTGGATTGCGTAGTGCAGCATCTGGTGTAGGAAATGTACTTAGAGCCGGAAAAGAAGCTGTTCAAGGAGCCGCTAAAGGCGCTAAGGATGCCGCTACAAACGCAGTAGCTGGTGCTAAGGATGTCGCTGCAGGAGTTGGTGCTGGTGCAAAAGCTGCAGCAGGTCAAGTTAAGGATAACGTTAAAGGGATGTATAAGACTGGTGTAGATCAAAATGAAGCAGCAAAACGAAAGTCTCAACTTGAGAATCACCTCGCTCAATTAGAGGATCTTTTTAAGGCTCATATTGAAGCATCACCTCGCTCAATTCACGCTAAGAAAAAGCTAGAGGATATCACGATTGGAGCTCTTAAAAGATCGTTAAATTCGACTAAAACTTCTAAAGCACTAGCTGCTACTCGAGCTCGACAAGGTGGTTTCATGGGTCAAGCAGGAGCTGCATTCCAAAAAGGTTACGAGAAAGAGAAAAAGGCACGTCAAGGAGAGTAACTCCTATATACACTTTTCTAGATTCACTAGACACGCAAAAGCGTTTATCTCTTTATCTACTACAAAAGCGCTTTTATACAAATGATCAGCTATATTAGCTATAAAAGCTTTCTTTTGAGCATCTTGTAGATTAGTATTATAGATATAGTTTAAGAAGTTAGCTAGCAAAGTATCATAGTCACCTTGAAATCTATCTTCATTCTCAATTAGGTACTTTCTAGCTTCAAGACTCTTCTTACCTACTATTTTTTTGTAGACAGTTTCGAGCAGCTCGTTATCGCTATTAATGCTAGCAATACACAGCTCTGAATCAATAACGTTTTTCTGGAGCTCATTAATCGCTTTCCGTAAGTCCGGGAAGAATCTCTTGACCAGCTGTACGAATTTTTTCTTTTGTTCATCGGATATTTTAACTTTTTCATTTTTAAGGATATAATAACAACGCTTTACAGCTAACTCTATTACAGGTTTAATATCTAAAGCTTGACATCTAGATTGCAAGGCAGGTATAATCTTATGCTTGTAGTTAGCAGTAAGAATAAACCTACAATACTTAGCAAACGTCTCCATAGTATTACGCAATGCAGCTTGCGCCTGAGGAGTGAGCCCATCAGCTTCATCTAAGATTACTACTTTTACACCACCATCAAATGACTTAGTTTGCGCAAAGTTAGTAATGTTATGTCTGATAGTATCGATACCAGACTCATCAGAAGCATTAATATAAAGGTAATTACATCCGAGTATATCGTTAACAATAACTCTTGCAAGCGTGGTCTTACCAGTACCGGGATTACCAACAAAGAGAAGATTAGGAATTTCATTTTTAAACTCTTTAACAATATTAAGAGTACGTTCATCTAAGATAATATCATCAAGCGTAGCCGGGCGATACTTTTCAACCCAAATTTTATCAAAATCAATCATAATTATTTACCAGAAGAACCAAAGCCTTTTTCACCTCGATCAGATTCTACAATCTCACCTTCTGAAGCTTCTACAGTATAGTTTCTATAAACTACAAATTGAGCGATTCTATCGCCAGCTTTGACTTCGTAATCCTTATCAGTATTATTATACAACTTAATACCTGCATCTCCACGGTAACCTTGATCAATAATACCAGGGTGAGGTATAATACCATGCTTAAATCCTAAACCTGAACGACCTTCAACCTTAACCCAAAATCCTAGATCAATAAAAGCAAACTTTAACCCTACATCTACTACTGTAGATCCTCGAGCAGGTATAACTTTATCTTCAACCGATGTAACATCTAAGCCTGTATCCGATTCGTTATTTTTAGAAGGAATTACAGCTTTATCGTTCGTCTTCTTAAACTTTACAACCATATACGTATGATAATATAGTATGTAAAATTTTCAAGTGGAGATTAAATATATGTATGGCTGAAGAATTAGACGAAGCTGTTAACGATATTATTAATCAATTAAAGAGTAATAATAAGATAGCAAAAGCCCCTATAGAAGAGAGCGTATTGAATAAAGACGACTTGGAGGACTTTCTTATCCAAAATTCAGGCAAGCTTATTAAGAAGTCTCTTACCATTGTAGATAATGTAAATGATTATATCTCTTCTGCGCCTGAAAATAGAGACGTTGCTGCCTTAGCTGAATTAATTAAAGCTTCTTCATCAGCTATTGACACTCTTAATCGTCTTCATACCGCTAAAGAAAGAAACGAAACTCAGCTTACAGTAAAGCAACTAGATGTTGAAAGTAAAGAAAGACTTAATCTAGCTGATAACCAAACTAAAATGCTTCTATCGAGAGACGATATAA